GCTAATTTAGACTATTATGATGGCGATATGAAAATTGCAGATAAATGGATTGCTGAATTTCATCCAGAATTAAACTGGCCTGAAGAATTTACTAAAGAAGGTGCGGAATTAGCAGAAAAATATGCGGATAAATTACTTAAAAATGGAACTTTAAAATTAAATGAATATGACAATGTTGGAGAGTTTGCCATGATTGGCCCAAAAGATATGAAACTCGCACAAACTCTTATTAAAGCTGGTCCTGAACATCGTAAATTTTTACGACAAATTTTTGTATCTGTTGATATTACAGCTCCATTATATTTTTGGAAAGAATTAGATACATACAAAATTTCAACTGTTGCAAATAGCACTTCTACCATGCATAAATTAACAAGTAAACCTATTACAATTGATTGTTTTGAAATAGATGATTTTAATAAAGATTTAGAATATTTTCAAACAAATACAACAGAAATGTTATCAGATATAATAATTGAACAATTAGAATTTCTTCGTCAAAAATATCTTGAAACAAAAGATAAAAGATATTGGAAAGAACTGGTGCGGTGGCTGCCTGAAAGCTGGCTTCAAACGAGAACATGGACTACAAATTATGAGACTATTCGTGCTATTTGCTCTCCTGGTCAAAGACGCTCACATAAATTGAATGAATGGAGCGGATTAGATGATTCTTCTAAAAATAACTTTATTAAATGGGCAAGGTCTTTACATTATGCTCAATATTTAATTTTTGATGATGAAAATATTCCTTTTCAAATTGAAAAATAAAAAATAAAATGTTATAATATATTTATAAGATAAAAATTATATTATAAATGAAAAGGGAAAAATACAAATGACTAAGAAAGAAGCATTTATTAAAATTATTCAGACAGAAATTTTTGATCGAACAGATATTTATGCAGAAAATTATCCAGATGAATATGAACTTGCCGCATCTTTTTGGGAAGATTTTAAAGATGGGAAAGTAAAAAATTCAGGAGTCATGACAGAAAATGGAAAGAAAATACTTTCTTGGACACAAGAAAATATAGATACTATGAATAATATTTTTACATCAAAAGAGATCGCAGAAGCCCTTTTTACATCTGGACGCTCTGTAGCGGGGTCTATGAGAAAATTAGTTAATGATGGTTATTTTGAAAAAGTTGGTAAAGATCCTGTTCAATATTCTCTTACAGAAAAAGGAAAGACTTATCAATTTGACAAATAAAAAAATTTTTGTTATAATATAAAAGTAAAAGTTGATTAATAAAAGGAGAAAAAAATTAAATGAAAGCAAATGCAAGATTTATTAATACAGAAAAAATTGAAGGATATGTTTATAGTACAGGAAGCAATTTTAATCAGCTTTCAGAAAGAGTAACAGGAGAAAATTCTAAGAATCCTGGTACTAAATACATAGCAGGGGACTTAGATATCGCTGTAGATGAGAATGGTTTAAATGTAGTAACCATTCATTACACATATGTAACTCCAACTTACAGAAGCGGGCAGACTAATAATACCTACACCGCCCTTAAAAAGATTATTGATAATCCTGATAAAACATGGGTTAATGGTGGAAAAGATAATGCTTTTAAAGTTCAGTGTACTGGAGTATCTATTGCATTGAATGATTTTATTGCGGGTGATGGTTCAAAGATCGCAGCAGTAAGAAATGAAAATGGTTTCTGTTCTATTGTTAATGCTTTAGGAGCAGAAAATGAGAGAAATACTTTTACTGCTGATATGCTTATTACTAAGATTACTCGAATTGAGGCTAATGCGGAAAAAAATATTGATAAAGATTTTGTAACAGTAAGCGGAGCCATCTTTGGATATGGACCAGTTATTTTACCTATTTCTTTTGTAGTTAGAAATGAAATGGGTATGAATTATTTTGAAAATTTAGATATTACACCTTCAGAGCCTATTTTTACAAAAGTTTGGGGTCATATTAATTGTATGACCATTAAAGTAGAAAGAACTGAGGAATCTGCCTTTGGAGAAGCAGCTGTTCAGAGTTATGAAAGAAAAAGCAGAGAATATGTCATTACAGGAACATCTAAGTTCCCATATGATTTTGGAGAAGAAGATGTTTTAACTATTGATGATGTTAACAAAATGGCTCAGGCTAGACAGGTAATGCTTGCAGAAGTAGAAAAAAGATTTAATGAGAGACAGGCTAATAAGGCTAATGGCGGTGTTAATTTTGGTGGAGAAAAGGTTGGCACAGTTCCCGAAGGAAAATTTGTATTTTAATTAAAAGGGATTATATAATCCCTTTTAATTTTAAAAGAAAGGAGAAAATATTTTATGGCTAATATAGATATTTTTAGTGTCCAACCTCATCAAGTAAGCAGAGATTTACGTGGGTATAGTGTATTCTTTTATGGAGAACCTAAGAGCGGAAAAACTAGTACTGCCGCAAAATTTGAAAAAAATCTTCTTTTAGCTTTTGAAAAAGGATACAATGCAATTCCAGGTATTATGGCACAGCCTATAAACAATTGGGCAGAATTTAGAAAAGTTTTAAGACAGTTAAAAGATGCCAAAGCAAAAGAAATGTTCTCAACTATAACTATTGATACTTGTGATATTGCATATGATTATTGTACTAAATACATTTGTGATAATGCCTTAAGAGCGGATGGCGGCTATGGAGTAGACAGCGTTAGTGATATTCCTTATGGTAAAGGTTATGGCATGGTATCTAAGGAATTTGATGAATGTCTTAGATCTATTGTTATGATGGATTATGGACTTGTTTTAATTTCTCATGCAACTGATAAAACTTTTAAAGATGAAAATGGAACTGAGTATAATAAAATCGTTCCAACTTTAGATAAAAGAGCAAATAATGTTGTTGCTAGAATGGCAGATATTATTGGATATTCAAGAATTATAACAGATAAAAATGGAAATAATTCAACTAAATTATTTATGCGAGGAACTCCTCGTTATGAAGCTGGATCAAGATTTAAATACACTCCTGACTATATTGATTTTACATATGAAAATTTAGTAAATGCAATTGGAGAAGCGATTGATAAGCAGGCCCAGGAAGATGGAGAACAGTTCTTTACAAATGAAAGAAAAAATGTTTATCAAGATACAACTAAAGATTTAGATTTTGATGATTTAATGAAGAAGTCTAATAAACTTATTGAACAAATGATTGAAGAAAATTCTGAAGAAAAATTTAAAGAATATTATCAGCCTAGAATTGTTCAAATTACAGATAAATATCTTGGTAGAGGGCAAAAAATGAGTCAGTGTTCGAGAGAACAAACTGAAGCATTATCTCTTATTTATGACGACCTCTTAATTTTATCTAAAGAAAATAAATAAAATAATAAAGATGTTTTGTTAATAATATAAAAATTTGACAAAACATCTTTTTTTTATTATAATATAATTAAAATATAATATTTTAAGGAGTTTTAAAATGGCTCATAAAGTTATTTGTCTTTATTGTAAAAAACAATTTGATCGAGATAAAGAGCCGACTCAAAAAGTTTCAGCAAGAAGATATGCACATTTAAATTGTTGGAAAGAACATCTTGCTAATATGAGCCAAGAAGAAAAAGATATTCAAAATTTTTTTGATTATACTAAAAAACTTTTTGGAGAAGATTATAATTATATATTAACAAAAAAATTAGCTGAAAGATATGTTAAAGAAAATAATTATACCTATAGTGGGATGTTAAAAACTTTAAAATGGTATTATGAAAAAGAGGGACATTCAATAGAAAAAAGCAATGGCAGTATTGGAATTATCCCCTATATATATAAACAAGCATTAAATTATTATTATGCTCTTTATCAAGCACAATTAGTTAATAAAGAAAAAGACCTTTCTAATTTTACAACATCCAAAGAAAGGATTGTTGAAATTGAATCTCCACGTGTATATGTGCGGCCGCCGCATATGTGGTTTGAGGAGGATGATGAATGAGTTCAAAATATTATGATACTTCCGCGTGTATGCAGGTTATTGGAGATATTTTTATAAATTCTTCTTTATTAGATTTAGAAGAGAAATATACTTTTAATGAAGAAGATTTTACTCAAGAATTTCATAAAATTTTATTTGGTTCTATTTATAATTTACATCAATTAGGAGTTAAACAAATTTCTATTGAAAATATTGAAAAATATTTAGAAC